TCATAATAGTTCAGCATGGTTTTCATCTCCCTTCACGCTTAATTTTTTGTAGGAGATGACCCCTTGCCTTTTGGCGATCCGTTCTTTTTTCTCTTTCTCCAGGCTTTGTAACAGCCGGGAACCGCTTTTGTGTGCCTGTTCAATAGCATTGCTCTTGCGTTTTCGCCCGTTGTATTCTTTAATTTCACGCTGTTTGGCCAGTGTTTTGAATTCGCCATTTTGCCATACTTCGGCTGCCGTCAGATCAAACGGATCAAACCGCACTTCAATCTTTTGACGTATAAAGGCGGCTCCTGCTTCGAGTACTACACCATGCAAGGAGAAACAGCCTGTTTTGTCGGTGGTTTTTTCTTCTGTCCATAAAAACGCCGCTTTGCATTCTTCCGGCGTAATATACCGCATTGTGGCGGCATCGGTTTCCCATGCTTCCATCGGGCTTTGATGCTCATTACTGCCTTGCTTTAGTGGTAATCCCCGGTGGGGACGTTTATGATAACTTTCCTGAAGCCATAGCTGAAATTTACGATTGAGTTCTTTCAAGTCAGTTACCGGTTCCAACCGTAGTTCCTCGAAGAACTCCTCTACCGTCCTGTTAAATCGTTCTATTTTTCCCTTTGATTGGGGACTGTAGCTGGCTGTTGGTAAATGCTGGATTTGCAAATGGGCGCAAGCCGCCCGAAACCATTTGGATACAAATATTTTTCCGTTATCCAGGTACACCGCATAACAGATTCCCCACGATAACAACGCTTTACGAAAACAATCCTCCAAGATAGGCAAGCGCTGGTGAAAATAGAATTCGCCGTGTACCACTACCCGAGTGGCGTCATCTAAAAACACCATGAGGTAAGTCCGCTTCATTTTTCTTGGGTCGGTCGGATCGGGAAGGCTGGGGCCATACTTGATGTCGGTTTGCCATAGCATTCCTTTGTGCGGTTTTTGAAATCTACGGCTACCTAATCCCTTATCTTGCTTCATCCGAAAATCCCGCGCCGTCATTCCCATATTTCGCAAGGTGCGACCCAGGGTACTTGCGGCTACTTCCCCCGGTTCAATCTTTCCTTCACGCTCAAGGATTTCAAGTATCCTGCGAATACTGCGGTACGGCAGTTCTTCTTTCAGTTTGACCGCCTCGGCAATGATTTCAGCCCTAATTGCCCGTGATTCACCCCGGTCGGTTCTTTCTTTTGGCTTTAATCCTTCCAACTTCCCATCCCGGAATTTTTGTAACATTCGGCGAAGCGTCCGTTCTGAGATACCCTCCGTTCGCAAGATACGCTCCCGCAAAGCCCTTTTCTCCGCCGGTTCCAATCCGGGCGCTAATAACGGCGAGATAATCCGGTGCGCTTCCAGCGCTGCATCTAATTTGTGATCCATTTCTAATTCTCCTTTCGATTGGGGATTTTGACCCAGCTTATCAAAAGGAGATTTGTCTTTCCACGCATTTCGGGTGGGTTTTTAAAAATATAACCCGGAACTGTTCCAAAAAAGCTCTAAATTAGCCCGTCCCAGTGTCGTTGCGGCTTCTTTTTTCGGAAAAAGTTGCAGCAAGCGCCGGACCCGGTCTAAACCTTGCCAATTACTCAAAAGCGACACCATTTTCTCATACTCGTTCATCAACACCCTTGCCAATACTTGAAGCCGTTCTTCCAAACGCCTTGCAAATTGATTTCTCCACCGCCGGATTGTACTCTCTTCCGCTGCCGTACCATTGGCAGTTTTCGCTTCGCCGCATCTTGATTCAATGGCGGCTTCAATTTCGGCGCCGACGTATCTCTTATATGGGCATAGAAAATCAGGGATGATTACATGGGTCGCCTTGCAGCTGGCATTCGTGCAAATTACCTGTAACTGTGGTATTTCCGTTATTGGGGAATCGCTCGACCATGCGTTTCGTTTCTTCCATTGATGAAAATGCGTCAACTTTCCACATTTGCTGCAATACAAGGTCTTTTCTTTTAATCCCGGAAGCAATGATATGTACTCTTGTTGATTCGTTCCGATATGTGTTATGATTATGTCGTGATGAGGGAGTGGTTTAGTTATTAATCGCTGTGGTAGGCGGATTGTTGCTGACTCCCCCCTTGTCACCTCCACAGTATAAATTATCACTTTTTATTCGGTCACACAATCTGATTTAATCTACCGCTAACTTCGCGGGCAAAAACATTTATGGCACTAATTCAAAAACTGGGGCTTTCTCAGCAACTCAAAGAACTTAAGTATTCATCCCATATGAAGGTTTATAAATTAATATGTGATAATCAACAAAGCCTTGATAAAATCATCAATTACAGTGGTATCAAACAAGTTTCCTTTTTTCCAAAATATTTTTCCGCTTTAAATGAGACTCGCGAAGTAAAAACAATATTAAAAAATCTACCCCAGCCCGAGCCGGGTGTTGATTACCCAGTAATTGGAATCGTAGATTCAGGAATTAAACCCGGTCATAAATATTTAGAACCTTGGATTTATAAACGGGAAGTATTTGTTCCTGAAGAATATCAAAATAACGGCCATGGAACCTTTGTTGCCGGAGTATTGGAATATGGGCATATTTTAAATGATTTCGGCAACCGTCAAACCATGTACAAAATTTTAGATGTAGTAGCCTTGCCGAATAGTGATTCAAATTATGGCAAAGTTGATACGATTAGTGAAGATGAATTGCTTGATATCATGGAGAACATGCTTGAAACTCATTCCGATAAAGTAAAAATTTGGAGTCTTTCCCTGGGAACCTCTAAGGTATGTGCGGACGATTGTATGTCGGATTTAGCCATTGCTTTGGACGAAATGCAAGATAGGTATCATGTTGAGATCATTATATCGGCAGGGAACTATCAGAAAATTCCCTTGCGAAGTTGGCCGCCTACCACGAACATTCAAGACCGAATCACTGTACCGGCAGATTCTGTTCGCAGTCTTACCGTAGGTTCGATTGCTCATAAAAAAGGTTGTGGTTGTGTGGAAGTAAATCAACCTTCCCCTTTTTCCCGGCGCGGTCCCGGCCCCAACTTTATGATCAAGCCCGAAGTAGTCGATTACGGAGGTAATTGCAATATCAATGGTAAATTTGATGGATGCGGAATTATATCGTTTGATGAAAACGGGAACTTGATTGAAAATATTGGAACCAGCTTTTCAACTCCTAGGGTTACCGGTAATTATGGTCAAATATATCATAGTTTACAGACGGGCTTTTCATCGGAACTCTCCAAGGCTTTATTTATTCATTCCGCGAGAAGTCCTTTATCGAAAAAACCAGTCGTTCGGGAAGAAGCTGATTATTTAGGTTTTGGAATACCCTCAGCGAGTTTGGAAGACATTATCTTTTGTAATCAATCCTCAGTAACCATGATCTTTAATGCTGAGATTTTAAACGGCAGTTATATTTCCATGAACAATTTCCCGTATCCAACCAGTTTGAGACGGAACGGAAAATGGTTTGGTGAAATTAAAATGACTTTAGTATATCGGCCTCCTTTAGATGCTAATTTTGGACAAGAATACTGTCGAACGAATATCGAGGTATCATTAGGAGTATATCGGTATAATAAAAAAGGTGTGTTGAAATATGCTGGTCAAGTCCCTCCAGATGTTAAATGGGAAGAACGTTATGAAAGTGAGCGGGTTGAAAATGGGTTTAAATGGTCGCCAATTAAATCTTACCATCGGGAAATAAAAAACGGAGTTGAAGGGGAATATTGGCGGTTATTAATAGAATGTACTTCGCGGAGTGGTGAATATATTGATACCCAACCTTTTGTTTTAATCGTTACCATCAACGATTTATCCGGGGAAGATATATACTCCGAAATGTTAAATATATTACGGGAAAGAGGTTTTGTCTTTTACGATCTTCAAGTTCAAGATCGAGTCCGGAATTTATATCAATTATAAAAAAGAGGGAAGAACGAGCTTCCTCACCCGTTCTTCCCATTCCTCACATCCGCCCAGGCTCTGCCACCAAACCAAAACCCGAAAATCACCAAAAAAATGGCCCAAACCTGCGCCGGAATCTTATTCAGTCGATCCCAGTCAATCTTTCCGCCGAAAATAATGATATAATTCAATAAAATCGCCGCTTCATAGGTAATCACCGGCCTGACGCTGGCCCGGAAGTTCAGCATCCATCGTGACAATCCCGCCGGATTCTCGTAAACGTTCACCGAATCCCGGAAGGCCGCCTCCTGTTGTTGCAATGCTTTCATTGTCTCCAATTCGAAATCATTCAACAGCTTGGCCTTCTCCAGTTCGAATTTCTGCCGGTCGGTTTCCGATTGCAGAAACCGGCCGGCCAGCGCGTCCACCAATTTTCCCACCGTATTCTTAGCAATTTCACCGGCAATGCTTGCAGGGTCCCATCCCATCACCAGATCACCCCCGGTTTCCACGCTCTGGGGTTCGGGTTCGGCGTCCCGGTATAAGGTCGGTAAAGCATCGGGCATAAATCCACATGAACGAATTTGTAATCATAGATGATATACCCCGTCCGCGCCTCCGGGAAACCCAACTCCAGGCTCACTCTTCGGATAAACGCCGCAAATTCCTTCGCTTCAAATCCCTTGGGCAAACCCAAATCCATCGCCGCCCCCGTCTCATGGGGCGAATGTCCCGGCCTGGCAACCTTGCCGCTGGGTTTTCCACCATTCGCCCGCAAATCCGCTTCATAAAGAGCCACTTGATACTCCGGTGACCGGTAGCCGGAATTGACCGTGATCGGGGTATCCACTCCCCGGAGCAAAGAAATTCCGGCCCGTACCGTTTCAAATAATGTAACTAACGGCTGATAAATCACCACCGCGCCGGTATCATGCTGCGCGAACCCCATCGTATGCACCCGGTTCTCAAATTGCGGCAGATGCTCCGAAATATAATATTTGCCTTTCTCAAATAAAAAAGGGACTTCCTTTTTAGTCCCATCCCGCCGAATCAACGTATAAGTATTCCTCATGTTCATGTGCGCGCCCTCCCGCTCATTTTTTGATTAACAACACAATCAGGTTCACGATAACCCCACCCAACGTAACCATCAACGTATTCTGAAATACATCCAGCTTCTTAATGAGTCCATCCTGCGTCTTTTCCATGTTATCCACCCTTTCTTTTAATACTCCCACGTCAACTTCCAACTCACCCATTACCATCACCCCCTTTAAAATCAATTTTTTATTGGATAGCTCACCATAAAACCCCCGTCAAAATCCCACAAGGAAGCAGCCAAACTGTTTGCCATTTCACCGATTTCAATCTGTAAGAACAAATCCGGGCCGATCAGGAGACCGCGCTTTAATGTAAGCAGAAAGTGGTGCAGCGCGGACACCCGCCGAAAACCAAACCAAATGAAAGCAAAAGTACCGGGCCGATTTACGGCTCAAATTCTTTCAGCCGTAACCGAAAATCAAAAAACCTTTCCGCCTATCAAGTCAGCCTTTGAAACCCCAAAACCAAAAATCATTCCGGGTTCAATCAAAATTGAGCCAACTCCGTCCCCTTTAGAGTCCTACCCAGTTCAATCCTGTCCGGGCCGAATCTGTTCCCCGATCAGGCAGACCAAGCACTTATCTCCGTACACTAGGCCAAAATATCGGGCTGCTTGGACAGCCTGCCGCAAATCAAAACAATGAACGCTAATCAATTCCCGCCGACCACGAGGCAGCCGAAACTTTAGCAAACAAACCAGCCCGGCTCTCTCGTTTGCGAAAACCATTCCCGGCCAATCCTCCGATCCCGATCAGGCAGACCAAACTCTATCTCCGTAAACTGGGCCAAATATCGGGATGCTTGGACAGCCTGCCGAAATCCAAACCAATGAATGCTAATCAATTCCCGCCGACCACGAGGCAGCCAACTGTTAGCAAACAAACCAGCCCGGCTCTCTCGTTTGCGAAAACCATTCCTGGCCAATCCTCCGATCCCGATCAGGCAGACCAAGCATTTATCTCCGCAAACTGCGCTGGGCCGAATATTGGGATGCTTGGACAGCCTGCCGGGAAAACCTTGCGGGTCGGCGGTCGTCACTTTACTGAAAGCCGGGAATCCGGGTAGTGACCACCGCCTGATCCTTCGCAGCCTATTGTCTGGGTCGTTCTGTCCGCGGCCGCGCCCTCAAAGCCAGCCTGGGCATCGTATAAACGCGCATTATGTCAAGAACGAAGCGAAGCTCTGTCTGCCGTGTCATTGACATAATAGGTTTATACGACGCCCGTAAGCAGTGTCAAGGGAGAGGCTGGCCTTGGGGCACTGGCCGCTAAGTCGCCTTCGGGGTCTAAAAGATTTCTGGGATGGTTCAGGGGGTCTATTTGTCTGGGTGGTAATCTCCGGCGCGGCGCCACGCAGACTTCTGTAAGCGAATATATCAGGTCTGCTCCCACCGCCGCGCCTGGGCCAACCCCCCGCCCGATGCCATTTCTGATTGTCCTGTCACCCGCCGCCCCTCAAGGGGCTCCAAAATCAAGTAAACGCCGATAGGGTATCCTTGATAAAAACCTTCAGCGGGTTGGTATTGGTCCGCCCCCATACATAGGTTCCATCAAAAGTCATCCCGCAAATTCCGCTTACTCCCGCCGCCAGGGTATGGGTGTTGTGTACCTTCGCCGGAGTGACATTGAACTTCAGCAATTTCACCGGGTTAACGTCACAGGCCGCCCAAACATATAAACCGTCAAAGGTCAACGCCCGGCAATTGTTCTCCCCGGCGGCGAAAGTGTAAGTGGTTCCCGCCTGGGTCATGGTGGCCGGGTTAATTGCGCAGATCTTTGAAGGGGAACTATACAACGCAGCCATCAATACTGGGGCTTGTCCGGGTAAGGCTACAAAAAGCAAATCCTCGCAACAATTATCGCCGGAGGCCAAGGTTAGCGTGGAACCCTGTTTGGTCCCGCTCATATTCCACTTGGTAAATTTGGCCGGACTGGACACATGCCCGAAATAGATATAGTTTCCGTCAAAGGCCATCCCTCCCACCCCGTATTCGTCAGCCGCCAAGGCCGTGCTGTAAGTCGGAGCCGTCATCGTAGATTTTGGGATCCGGCAAAAACTTTGCTGGTTGCCGCTACTTCGCCCGGCAACAAAAACATAATCCGGGGTCAAGCACATGGTGGCCGCATCCAGCATTTCAATCATGCCTCCGGAATCCGTCGGCATATTGCCGGTATGGGCAATATGATTGAAGTCCAAATCATATTTATAGATGTAGATTAGCGAACCGCTTACATGTAATACGTAAAAGTTCAGTCCATCACAGGCAATATCCAGAAAACTGCCACTGGTGGGTGTAGTGGGTGTAATCGTCGCCTCCAGCGTAAAAGTCCTGGCATTGAATTTAAGAATGTTCCGGGAGCTAGCAATGGTATAAACAAAATTGTTATAATAGCAAATACCCAAGTTCGGGGTGGTCCCAGCGGCCCCGCCATCAATGGTGATGTTTTTCAGTTTTGATTGCAAAAAAGGCCAGACCCCCAGCATGTTATTCATCAAACCCGATTTGCCGTTCACCAGTTCCACCATGGATTCCATCTGTTCCTGAACCGTATCGCCATCAATTCCGTTCACCGGCGTGGCTCCAATCCGATCCGCTCCGGCGGCTCCATCCTCGGTGGAACTTAACTCTGTTTCCGTGAAATACCGGCTATCGTGATTATGATTCAAAGCGGCATAAACCCCGGAGTAATCATGGCCGTGGGTATTTATCAGGTTAAGCAACTCGTTGATATCCGCCGCTTCCGCGAAATCCCCGATGGTCTTATAAGTTACATAGAGATTAATATTTTGATAATTGCTATCCGTAACCCGCCAGGAGATATAGACCGGTTTCCCGGCCTCGGAGGTCAGCCGGGCGTTTTGATTCTCCAGAACGTAATGGGTGTTTTGGGTCAACAGGGTCCCGCCTCCGCCGGGAGCCGTCCGGACGGTAAATTCAGTTCCGCCGAAGAAGGTATCGTGTTTCAAAGTCCGGATACCGGAGCCGTTTTGATTGTTAGGTTCATCGCTAACTGTTACGCCGTCAAGGTTTTTCGAAATTTTCGTATCCATTAAATATCACCTCCCAAGTCAAGGGTTAATTTTCCATCTAAGGTAGCTTTTACATTCCAGAGCGAACCTTGCAACCACTCCTCAAAATTGTCATCTGTACGTAGTATAACTGCGGGGGTGGGGATCACTTTTCCGGTCTCATAGGTGGTCCGGTCGAGGAGTTCCAATCTATCGACACATAAGGTTTTACACTGGATACTATGTTCAGCGGATTCCCATTCTCCCGACCAAAAAACCCCCAAAGTGACCCACTCGATCTCCCCATTTTCCAATTCCAACCCAAGGTAAGGTTCGACACGTTTTCCCGGCTGTAAAAACCCATATAGTTCGCTGGTTTCGTTGTCCGTATCGAACATCCGGCTGGAGTTATTCAAAATAATTTCCAGTTGATTGGAGCCAATATTCCCCGCAGATAGATGACCGTCGAAAAATTCTTTCCGTTCCAATAGCCGTAAGGAAAAAAGGTCTTTTTCGGTAAAGGTCCGGCGCAGGGAATTTGTAAAATAAATTGTCACCCTGCCATGAATCTTCCGCCCGGTTTTAAAAATGTTTTTTTTGAATTCCTCGGATACGTTGATCATGTCATTTCTCCCGCAATATCAGAGTGATCTTCTCCCAAAGTACCGGAGAGGCCGAGGTCAGTTCACATGGGAACGAAAGTCCGATGACAGTCCGGGTCTGGTCTAGGTATTGGAATGATAGATCCGTTTTCCGGTTTAGTTCATTCCTGATGGTCTGCGCCTGGGCATCGGTCAGCATCTCATAATAGAGCAGATAATGGTCTTTAATGGCGATACTATCCACGTTCAAAGTACCGTCCGCTGCCCGTTCCTCGCTCCCAATCTCTTTGGGTTCGATCCGAAACCGGGTTGGGGAGGGGATGAGTGTTTCCAGGCCGGGTAAACCGAGTTTAAATACGCCAAGTTGGGTATTTTCAGTATAGAATTTCGCTCGAATCCGTAAAGCATAAGCCGGTATCTTCATTTCACATCCATCCCCCTGTAACTGTTCTTGCCAATATTGACCCCTTTATAGAGCAACCCGGCATCCAACAGCAGTTCTCTGGCCCGGGGCGCTAACACCGTAAACTTCGAATTAAAGCTGAAGTCCTTAATCTTCATCGGTCCCAATGGCCCGGTGATATCGCTGGCCTCATCAATCTGGAGCCAGTATTCAACCTGGGCGCAGGCGGCGTTTTTCACATCCTCCACCAGATCCGTTTCATCCGTCCGGTGATAGGTCTTACGCCGGATTAATTCACTGGCCCGTAGTATCAGCCGATCAATATCAGTAGGCAGGGTGATTAAATTTCCAACCCAGGTTTGAACTTCATTCGCCGTTACAAATGGAATATCCATGACCATTCACCCCTAATTTTGCGAAATCGCTCTACATGCCAATTCCGGGGTCAGGGTCTTAAACCCGCAAATTGTATCAATGGAACAAATATCCTTCTTCTTAGTGATGTCATACCCGAAGACCACCCGGAGGCCGAACCCTTCAAAGTCGACAATCGCTTTCTGGCCGGAACCGACTCCTTGGGGTAACGCCAGAGGCCGGATCACGAAGGCGAAGGCGTTTTTATGAAAGGCCAGGTTATTGACGTGACTATCAACCAGGGTAACAACTTTCGCCGAGATTCCACCTGCCGGAGCCGCCGGATAAAAGTTGATCGTGCCGTTTCCGGAGCCGTCCAGGGTGGCATCAGCGGTAATCACGAAGGTTTTGTCGGTGATGGTGGCTACGGTGAAGAGATCGCCTTTCTTAAAAGTGCCGCCCGCGCCACCGGTGGCAATCGTGCCGGTAGTAGCCCCTGCGGTCGCCGTCAATGCGGCGGTGCCTGCCGCCGTGCCTTTGGTATGTTTCGGAGTATTCTGATCCATGAAGAAGTCAAAACCTAACTTTCGGCCCAGCGAGGCTTCCCGTAAGGCTGTGCCGTTATCGCCCACTTTATCGGCGGCGATGAAGAGTTCCAGTTGTAATAATTTGCTTTCCGCCATGGTCCCGATGGTAAACCGCCGGGTAGTGAGAGGTACGGCTTGATCATTCAGCCGTTTCCGGGCGTCAGTAATCTCACTCACGCCATCAAGTTCGGCGTTGGCCGCGCCGGAGTAGTAGGGAATATCCTTATAAAGGTTTAAAATAAGGGTATCGATCTTCTGGGCGAAGGCCTGCATCGCCGGAATAATCAGTTGTCGGGAAAAATCATCGATGGAAAGGGTCAATTGTTCAGTGGTGATTTCGAAGGATACATCCAGAATTGTATCCAAAGTTACATTGGTACTGCTTTCGGATACGTCTTGAATGGTAATTCCGGCGGTCCGGTCAAATTCGTTGGCGGTAAAAGTCGCCGGTTTCCGGATGGTGACGGTAGTCCCCCGGCCTTCGACGAATTCCCGTTTGTAATCCCGGTGAACCAGGTTCGCCATCACGCAGTTATTCCGCAAGACCATCAAGGCCTCACGGGCTACAATGGAAGGAGTAATAAAGGTATTCGGCATGATCCTAACCTCCTAAAAATAAAAGGCCGGAGCCGTTTTTAGATCCGTCCTTTTGTCATTTCTGCCCTTGCCGGGCTTTGATATAGTCCGCCATGGAGAGGTTCCCCAGGTCTTTACCGCCGCCTCCGCCGCTGAAATCTTCCCCGCCGGTGGGTTCTCTCTCGGCTCTTCCCAGGAATTCCGGGAACTCCTTCAAGATATTCTCCACGGCGGTTTTGGCGGAGACTTCATCAACAATACCCTCCGATACCGTAATATTTGAAATATCAATCAGCTTCAAAAAAGCCTTCATCCGATCCGGTTTAATATTGGCCTGAGTGGCTTGCATCATTAACGCGGTTTGTTTCAAAACAGCTTCGGCATCGTTTTTAATCCGCTGATTTTCCGCCTGTAAATTCTGATTTTGCTCTCTGGCCTTCTCCAAATCGGTTTTACTGGCATCCTCGGTCTCTTTTTGCTGCTTGACCAGATTTTTCAGGTCATCAATTTTCTCGAAACCCAGTTCTTTGATTAATTCGTTAACTTGCGCCCGTCCCTCCCGTTTCAGCCGTTCCATGAAGCTGCCTTCGGAAGGAAACGTAATAAAAGGCTGGTTCTTGGCTTTCTCCCCGGCGTTGGGTTCCTGGTCATTTCCGCCGTCAATTCCCCCGGTTCCGCCGCCGGTATCTTTATCGAATACGGGCAGGCCATACCGTCTCTGTAATAAGTTCAACATGATTTTCAACCTCCGCATTTCGCGTATTCCGTGATTTAAACTCCGGTTGGAGCTTCCGGATCACGTTTCCGGCAAAGCTCAATTTCGGTTATTTCACCTCCATTCGTCCCTGCAAAGTGCCATTAAAGATAAGTTCATGAGTTTTCAAAATGTAATTCTTATATCCCGGCTGCCGGAGTCCGGCCAGGGCAATGGTATCATCCACGGTTAGAGCCGGATTTCCCCGGTACTTCAATTCCAGTTTGTTCGCCGCTTCCGGGAATTTATTGAGCAAGATTCCGGCAATCTTCCGGGCCATCTCCCTGGTTTGAATCAAATGATATGACGGCAGGGTATATCCAATCACCGCGCCGGTATAGATGGGTGATTGATGTTCATATGTCTTTTCTCCATATAAATACTCGCCGTACAGAATCCCGTCCGTGTTCATCAAGCTAGTTTCCGGGCCGCTGAATACCTCCGTCAGCCTGCCTTTAACTTTTAAAGGGTAGCCGTTAATCACCAGGGTAAATTGGGCGTTCACGGTACTGGAGACAATGATTCTCCCGCCCCAGGCGTAATAGGTTTGGCTGATAATACTGGCTCCGGTGGGTGCCCCCTCCAGGGTTGCCGTACAGTTCACCACCGGGTTTTGAGTGTAAAAGGTAGTGAAGTAGGCGGTTAGTTCCATAACTTCTCCGGCTTTAATCGCTGTAACCGCATTATTTCGGTACACCTCTTCAGATTGTGCGGTGGGAACCAGGGGATTGGCGTAAACCGTGACTTCGTTCGCCGGTCGGATTTTCTGGTTAATCGGTTTCTTCTCCCGGTAGTCAGCGGTTGTCAATGTCGCTACCGGATTGCTGTTTACCGGATAACCCGGACCTTCCAGCCTAACTACATTCCATCGGTCGCAATGGCAATTGCCGAGGACGAATTTTATAACCTGTTTCAACCCGGCGGCGTGGCTGCCCCTGCGCAGCCAGGCGTAAGGGATATAAAACTCCAGCAGTTCCGGGTCGATCCAGTATTCCTCCGGTGACAGCCCAGCATCATAAAAGACCTCATAGGCCAGCCGGTAGGCTGTGGCGATTTGTTCCACCGCAATGGTCAGCCGGTCAACTTCCGGCGTTAGGTTCTGTAGGGTGGTTTCCAGCCGAAGCCGGATATACAACAGTTTACTTCCAGGGGCGGTAGTATCAAAAACGATGTAGTAACTTTCATCCAGCCAAAGCCGGTTCCAGGTAGTTTGATTATCCGGGCTGAATTCAATAATTATCCTGGTCCCGTCAGGGATGACCGCCGACATGGTAGCGGTTATAAATATACCCATTCCGATCTCATAGTTAACGGGTATGGAGATTATCCGGCAACCCCAAAGCGGGTTCCGGTCGTAAAGTTCTTCCAGGTAAAGCATTTCACCATATAACATAGCCATCAGTCCTTATTTCGCCGGTGTCGTGTTCGTTGATACCGGCGGTTTGATGATTCTTTGTTCTTCCATGATCCGTTTGACTTCTTCCTCGATCTGTTCCTCCGTCCAGTCCCGGTTGACCATTTTCACCTTGGTCCGGATACTGACCGCCTGGGCAGAGTTCAACATGTTCAAGGTCGTGGCAATCTGCCCCAGGTCGGAGGATACGCAATCGTTAATCTCCACCGAAGGCCGCTTGGCCTCGGTTTTAGTGTGAATGGTCAACATCATTTGCAGCAAGTCTTCCAGGGCCGTTTTCCAGTAGCGCGCTTTTTTGGCCGAGGTAATGATCGATTTCTTCTCCTTGATTTGCAGCGCGTAACCGGAGTCATTCACGCTGGAGCCGATTCCTAAGCCGAAAGATTGAGGACTGTAACCGGCGTTGGAGATTATCCGGCAGATTAAATCCAGAGTAGTCTTTTGATGGGCTTCGTACCGGATGTCGAATTGGATGTTTTTGATGGAGTTGGTCCCGTTGACATCGTTCGGGTCGAAGTCCAGTTGTTCGTAGACCTCCTGGTCCAGATCAAAGCGTGGTTTCCCAGTCTCGATATCCCGCAGGTAGTCGCGGGGGGTGATAATCCGTCCTACGCCAATCCGGATATCCCTTATCCAGGAGGTATAGGCTTCATCCAGAGCATCCATTAGACCTTCCGCGCCGCCGAAGTCCGATTGTCCTATCGCCGAACCGCGAAATATTTTATTGGGGAGCATGTTTGGAATGTATCTAACCAGAATATCTTCTTTAATCCCGGTATTACGTATTGGTTCAGATTCGGCGGTTTCCGATAGTGTTTTTATATCCGTTTCCTCTCCCAAGGTGGTAGTGGTCCCAACGTAAAGCTTGGTGTAAATCGTTCCCCGTTCATGCCGTTCTAAAAGCCGGTAAACTTTGTCGCCTTCATCCTTGATTACTTTCCAGAAGGTTACCGCCACTAGCATCCCAAACTTGAACTCTGGCAAGGCGTTATCCGGTTGGGCAATATTTAAAATGGGGTAGGGAAACAGTTTTTTGTCCCAGTTGATTTTGAGAAAGATTCCGCCCAGTGCCGAGGCCACTTCCGCCGCTTCCAGGATGGTGTTATAGAACCCGTTAACGTCAAGCAACTGCCGCAGCTTCTTAGTCTGGTCATCCTCCGCCGCCACTCCGGGGATAGTAATCGCCGGGGTTTCCGAAAACAAGAAATTAGAACTGGTAGTCGCCAGTTCTCCGGCCAGTGGGACATGAATCATGACTTTCCGTTCGTCCTTAATCTCCTTCGCCCAGAACCGGCCTTGTTCAGTGGGGCTAAAAACCTTACCGGATAATGCTTCGCTAATCTGTATCGGGTCGCCGGAGTACCAGGCCGACCATTCCCGGTAGCGCTCATAAACTGCACCCCATTCTTCGGGCGGCCATGTTTGCTGTGGGTTATAGCTTGGAATCATTGCATTCACTTCCTTATGCGGCGGTTTTAATTTTGGTCAGCCAGAAAGCCTTATTCCCGTAAACTTGATACCGGATATTGTCCATGCAGTGGTCATTCATTTTCAAGGGCTGGTCTTTTCCCAGTAGTTGCGCCTTCGGGTCCCAGGAGTAGGTGGCGAGTTCTTCAATGGTGTTAATACAACTCCGGTGAACCCTGACCAGATCGTTTCCGATCAGGCTGTTTAGTAGTCCGATTCCTTCCAGCACGTCATTTCTGGCCTTGACGATGTTTTTTACTCCGTCATGCCAGAGTTGGGTGATGAAACCGGCGGCGGAAGGATCGATATAAATTTTCCGGGCATCGATCTTTAGGTTATGATACCAGTCCCGGTAATCCCGGCTGTACTGGGAAGGGCTTTTCTGGGTCGCCTGTTGGTTATCATCCGTTTGCCTGCCGGAATGATAATATTCATCGGCGATATAAAGCCGGTTGTCGGAACCTACGCCGGTATGAATAAAAGTGGTCGCGTTGGATGTGCCGTAATCAATTCCAATCCAATGGGTGAGCAGGTCCGGTATGTCATCAACGATCATCCGATCCGCGAATTGGCTGTAAATTACCCCGGCGGCCAGCACCCACAGGCCATCGATATATCGTTTATACCAGAGTGACCCCGGCACATACTCTTTTTTCAACTCCCGGACGTAACCCGGATCGAGGTTGAGGTTATCATCCAGGGTGAAGTTAAAGACCTTTTTATTCAGTTCCGGGTTGTTAATATAGTTCTTATATAGATAGTGGTAAGGGCTGTCCGGGTTAGTTGTAAGGATTAGCTTCGCCCCCGGAATACTTAGCCGGGAGAGGAGCATTTTAAAGAAATCTTCCGGAAGTAAAGTTCCCTCGTCCACGTAAGCAAAGGAAAAAGTATCTCCCTGTATCCGGTCTTTGGCCCGGACATCGGCAGCTCCCACCACGAAAACTTTCCGACCGCAGATTGTTACTTCGCCCAAGCCCCGGTTATAATGAAAATATTTCTGTCCGACGATCTCCCGGATGGTCTGGAGAACATTATGATCCGCCGTCCGTTCGCTATGGCCGACGATTACGCCATTTCCCGGCGGCTGATTTTCCAGCATGTCCAGCAGCCTGATGTTGGCGGCAATGGTTTTACCCGACCGGACCGCCCCGCACAAAAAATTAAGCCGCGCATTGGATTGGCTAATGGCGGCCAGTTGTTTCGGGGAAAATTTCCCCCAGATCATGGCGGCTGGTCACTTTCCGGCTGTAACTCCTGCGGGGTAAAAGTAACCGAGGTGGCGGAGTCTTTGATCGCCCGGACCAGATCGCCCAGCGAGTTTTTCCCATCGTCGGTTTCTTTATCAAGTCCCAAAGCGAGACGCTGGCCCCGTTGTAGCTTATCCATGATGTTCGCCAGCCGTTCCAGGGCGAAGATGGAGACTCCGGCTTGTCCGATGGTGACGGTATAGTCGGCCAGGATTCGGGTAACTTCTTTTAAGAAGTTATCCCAGGCCATCAGGTGTTGGGTGTTCCGATCCGCTTCCTTCTCCGCTTGCATTTCCAGGGTCCGGGTTCGGATTTCGGTAGCTCTATCCTCTAAATATTCTCTCTTCTCTTCCTCCCAGGACTTGCCGTTGTTCTTCGGGTTGGTGGCGCAACTCATGTTCCGCAGGTATCCGTAATCAACCCCGGCATAGGCCGCGAAAGTCCGCTGGTCCATGAAGTCGCCGGTGATGTACTCAATTTTGAGTTTGTTCCAGTCATGTTTCCGCCTGCCCATGGAAAACACTCCTTCCTGTGGGTTCAAGGATGCCAAGAACCCCCAGCCTGTGGTTGATTATGCGGCCTTCAGTCCGTTCCGTCAGGCAGTCTTGTCAGGGAAGCCCCCCCGCTGACGGTACTCCTTCAGGCCTGGTTTTTCAATTAAGGCTGGGGGTTCTGAAAAACCAAAACAAAAAACCCCGCTGTTGCTCCGGGGTTTGATTTAAGTCTCAGCATAGTATCTTACAATATAATTTTACCACTGAAAAGCCTTCTTGGGCGGCAAAGATTCGGCAAATTCAGATCACCATTCCCAGTTGTTTGGCGATTTCTAAAAGAAGGCCGTTTTTCCAGTTGCGGAAAGTCCGTTCAGAGATATGAAGGTCAATGGCAATTTGTTGATCGGATTTATCCTGATCAAAGTATTTGGCTTTTAAAAGTTGTAGTTTTAACCGGTCATCCGGCTTTTGGGAATGCTCCAGTCTAGTTATTAGCCGTTCGATGGCCTTCAGCCGCCGGACGGTTTCCCGGTATTCGGTGGCGCAGAGAATCCGGGCGCGGTATTCGCTGATTAGCTCGGCGCGGTCCGGGGTCGGGTCGGAGAGGGGCCGGGCCGGGTGGCTTCTCAGGTATTCCGGGAATAGTTCATCGGGCCGGCTGCGGGGTATCGAATAAATATTTCCCCGGATGTCGGCGGCGGGAGGGGCGGCCAGCTCGTCGATATCCGCCTGGAGTTCCCGGAGTTCCGTTTGCATCGCTTCATAAGTTCTTAAATCCCATTCGATGGCGGCGAGATAGGCGCGGCGTTTTTGTTCCGGCCAGGGGTTGGTGATCTTCCGGGCGTTGCTTTCCGCTTTCATCATGACCGGCCTCCTTTCCAAAAAGTTTATAAAAGCCGGTAGTTGTTTTCGATCCCTTTGATCGTAACCAGATGGCCTTTGCTCCGTTCCAGGATGCGGGAACCGATGGCCCGGTCAATCATCAGGAGTTCATCGGGCAGGTGTTCGCTGTTGATGGCCGTCGGCATCAGGTTTAAGTATCGAAAGTTTAAAACCTCGAAGGCGATCCGGATTTCAAAACTTTTGGGCTGTTTGCTTTCGCCCCATGGTTTAAAAAGATCGTCCCAGATTAAGAATTCCGCCCGTTTCATCTCCGAAAGTTTTTCCCCGATGCTTTCCTCGTCTTTTTTCAAGATGGTCATCAATTCACTGATCCCCTCCACATGCTGAAAATAGAGGACGGGGGTCAAGTCGTTGATTAAATGATTTCCCACCGCCAGACTCAAGTGAGTTTTCCCGCTCCCAGGTTCTCCCAGGAGGACCAGCCAGTTATTCACCTTGGTTTTTAGTTTTTCGAAGTTGTCGGCGTAGTTCCGGGCTGCTCTCGCCATGGCCTGAACCGTGGCCGGGCGGTTTTCGGTCTCAAAGTTGTCGAAGTTCTTCATCCGGAAAGCGGGACTGATCCGGCTGCATTCGAAGAGTTTTTCGATCCGGCCTTGCTCCCGGCAACGGCAGAGCCGGACGGTATTGGGGCCGGTCTCGATGTATCCGCGATAGCCGCATTCCGGGCAGCCGTTACGGCGATCCGTGGTATTCAAATTTTGAAAAGTCGATGGAACTGAATTCATTTCTTGGAGTTCGCGGATTCGGTTTAGTAGTTGTTGGAGTCTTTCCATGTTCTTTCACCTCCCGGCGCGCCCAGTTCAGGATGGTCAGATAGTCCGAGGCGGTCTTTTTTCCCTTGGCGCCTTTCCATAGGTTCAGATCCTCGATCCTCTCCCTGGCGCCGTCCATTCCAAACTGGGTCACTAATTTTTGATGTTCTTCTTCGGTTAGGGTGACAAACTCCGCATAGTGTTTTTTTGCAGGTGGATCTTTTTTATTACTTGTATTTATATTTATTAGATCTATATTATTAAGATCAAATAAAGATCCCGTCTGGGGTTTTTGAGGGGTGTTTTTTGGCTTTACGCTGGCCTTTTTGCGTTCGTTATGCGGTTGCATTTCTGTGTTATGCGTTTGCATTCCGTCCGCATGCGTTTGCATTCCGTCCGCATTGCATTCGCTATGCCAGCGCATAAGAGCGGCGTAACGCGCTTTTTCCGACTTTTCCGCGTTAATTTTGGCCTGGGTCAATAAATCATTGGTCCAAAAATATTCCCCGTCGGAGATGAAAAGCTTGAATTCATCAATACAATCCCGGATGAAACTTTCAATCCTGTTGCGTTCGCATTGCGTTTCCAATTCAATCGCATTCCAAACGAACTGCTCCCGGAGCGGCAATTTAAAGCCGGGCTGGTTGCGTAGCATTTCCGATAAGATCCAGTACCAGCCGTAGCCTTCGGATTTGTATTTGCCACGCATCGCCAGCAGGCCGGGCTGGGTCCGGCTGTTGGTTTCATGGGGAATGGTTGATAAACTTTTCGGCATGGTTTCCGCCGCCTTTCATTTGGGCAATGGCAAGGCCAGCCATCCAAACCCAAGGGATGACCGGCGCTTTCTATGATTTTTTTCGATTAGCTGATTTTATTTGTAAAAGGCCATGATTTCGATCTTCCGGCTGCTGGTGACTTTAACCCATTGATGGTTTTCACTTTGTTGGTATTCGGGAGCTTGGCGGTACATTAGATTATTGACGATATTTTCCGCGGTTGGTTTGGTGTTATAGTGGCAGCGTATTTCCAGACTGGCATCCACCGCGCCCTGTTTCTTGACTTCATCCAAAAGCTTGTCCGCCAGGACTTCAAACCGGCTACGTTTTGGGCGTTTAAAGAGTTCCGTAAACATTAACTCACCTCGTTTCGATTGGCCTGGGGCAGTTTTTTAAATTCGGTTTCCGGCAGGACAAAGTATCCGCTCTCCTTGCCGTAGGATTCCAAAAGAGCCCCCATTCCCGGCAGGAGGGTTAGCCACAGGGCGATCTCCCCGATGGTCCCGCTGCCGATGGGCTCCAGGTCCGCTTTTTCAGTGCCGTTTTTATTGATGATTCCGAAAACATATAGGTCATTTTGAAACATTGCCGGAAACCTCACTTTGATGATTTGGATTGAATCCATCCCGCTTCATTTTGTCCAGGAAGATCTCGGCGATGACCCGTTCCAGATCTTCGCATTGATTTTCCGTTTCCACCAGTTCGTAACTGATGGGGATGATCTTTCCCCGTATACGTTTTCCATGAGTTACCAGCACTTTTGGCATAGCGTGTGACTCCTTTTAAAACCTGCGATTTCCGTTAATCTCCTATAAGAAGTTACAAATTACAACATAATGTTTTATTTGTTCACAACTTCATCCAAAAAAATTTCCTCGATTTTTTGTTTTAAAACTTTGGCGATCCGCATTGCCGACCGTAGGGAGGGGTGTTTGCCGTGTTCGATATGTACGTAAGTAGACCGGCTGATTCCGGCAAGTTTGGCGAGTTCCTCCTGGGTAAGTCCTTTTGAAATTCGGATGGTCCGCAAATTCTTAACCAAAATCTTTCACCTCCTTTTCTGTGTAATTATGTTTTACTTGTAATATGATCATATCATGGGTATTTCAATTATGTCAATTGCCCGAAATGCTACATTTTGAAAGTTGTTTTCTGAATTATTTTACTTAGATTTGATGATGGTTTGTTATGTTTTTGATGTTGTATTGTTACACATTTTATGTTATAATATGGTTAGATTGGAGTGATTTTTTGATGAATACTATCGGTAGCCGGATTAAAGAATTACGGCTCAAAAAGGATCTGACCCAGGAAGAACTGGCCGTCAAATTAGGCGTTAAACGTTCGACTTTAGCCAACTGGGAGATCGACCGGGCCGCCCCCGGTTATTCCCAACTAACGGAGATGGCCAAGATCTTTGCGGTTTCGGCGGATTATATCCTTGGACCGAACCCAAACGATCTTTCGTATGTGGTATTGTCCCCGGAAGATTTGGAGTTATTACGAAGGATTAAAAGTTTATCCTTCGAAAACCGGAAGACAGTGGAAACCGTGGTTACTAGCATCGAGTGTTATGAGCGGCAATTGGAGCGGGGTGATGTTTCCTCAAAAAAGTAG